AGGCGTGGACGGCGTTTATTGATCGCGTGCTTGCGCCTGATGCCAAGGTTGCGGGCCAGAGCATGAGCATCGGTGTGATGGGGGCAAAGGAACTGGCGTGGGCGCGCAAAGAGGGCGTGAGTCTCAAAAGCGGGGTGATTTACGTTGAGGACAGGCTGATTGGCGGTGTCAAGGCGCAGCGGCACATGGAGGCGGGCAATGCCTTGAGTGCGACCGAATGGGCCAAGCTGCCCGAGCGGCTCGCCAAACCGCAGATGGTGTTGTGGGATACCGAGAAGCGCAATTTTTTGTATGTGATGGACAGCGACGACGCGCGGGCGGCCAAGCTCGTGGTGCGTTCCAATCGCGCACAGACCGGGGCGGTCAGTGTAGATGACGCTGCCAGCGTTTTTAAAGTGCGTGAAAGGAATATCGACGAAGGGCTAGCCAACGGCCTATATCAAAGGGTACGGTAGCCGATACATGGAAGAAAGGAGGGTGGGTGGCGCCGGATTCGAACCGGATAATAGGCAATGCAGACGTTCGGGACGTTCTGAATCCTAACCGTTCCCATTGGAAACAACCACCCTCTAAGTGCGGGCGGCGCCGGATTCGAACCGGATAATGACAAGTACTGGCATTCAAGATGCTCAGACCCCTCAACCGTTCCCATTGGAAACAACCGCCCTGCCGCATATTCTGGAGGTGAAGCTCGACACGCAAGCCGTCGATGCGCTGCTGGCGCGGGTTCAGAAGGCCACGGGCGATCTGTCGCCGCTGATGGTGTCGATCAAGCAGGAGCTGCTGGCGCAGACTGAAGCAAATTTTGAAGCGCAGGGCAGACCGACGTGGCCCGCCTTGGCGGCCAGCACCATCGCGCAACGCGAGAAGAAAAAGAAGTGGCCGGGACAGATTTTGCAAGTATCGGGGACGTTGGCGCGTTCCATCGTGACCGAATCGGACGAGACGTCGGCAATGGTGGGTGTTGGGGCCGAAGTGCGCCATGCGGCGATCCACCAGTTTGGCGGCAAAGCCGGGCGCGGCCATAAGGCGAACATCCCCGCACGCGCCTATCTGCCGCTGGTCGGTAGCCGTCTGCAACCCGAGGCCGAGGCGGCGATTGTGCGGCTGGGCGAGGACTACCTGCATCGCGTCGCGGTCGGTGAAAAATGATCTAACGCCAAAATCGCCCGCTGTTGGCGTTTTTGGGCTGTGGACTGCCTTGGGTACTGGTTTGCGATTTGACCGCGTTTATAAACGTTTATAAACGCCTTCTTGGGGCATTTGCGCTTGCCCTGTTTGCCCCTTCGCGTTGGATACGGCGCGAGGGGCGTTGTTTTTGGGCGTGGTACGGATTTTTGGGTGGTTGTGTTCTGCGCGGCCTGAAATCTTTAAACCAGATTAAAAGTTTTTGGGTGTGACGGCTGGCACAGTGGCGGCATTGACATGATCAAGGCAACCGCAAAGAGGTCAGCGCCGATGAAAACCCACTTCCAGAGTCGCAGCAGCAGCGGCAAGGTCAAGACGCTGCATATTTTCAAGCCCGGGCGGCACCGGCCGATGCAGGGCGGTGCGCTGAATTTTACCGAGGCTGATCTGGCGGCGTGCGCGCGTGCTTATGACCCGGACGTGCACGAAGCGCCGCTGGTCATTGGGCACCCCGAAACCAACGGTCCAGCGTACGGCTGGGTGGGTGCGCTGATTGCGGATAAAACCGGTTTGCGTGCCGTGTCGCGTCAGGTCAACCCGGCGTTTGCGGAGTTGTCGCGTCGGGGTGCGTACAAGAAAATCAGTGCGTCGTTTTATGACCCCGAGTCTCCTGACAACCCGGTTCCGGGCGTGTGGTATCTGCGTCACGTCGGGTTTTTGGGTGCGCAGCCGCCCGCCATCAAGGGTTTGGAGCAGGTGGCGTTTGGCGAGGGCGAGAGGGGCATTGTGACGTTTGAGGAACACCTTGACGCCGATGGTGAGATTTCCGGCACGGGTTTGTTTGCGCAGCTGCGCGCGTGGCTGATCAAGAACAAGGGGCAGGAGGTTGCGGACGACGTGCTGCCCGAGGACAAGCTCAAAAAGCTGCAAGAGCAGGTCGAAGATGCGCCCGCGGATGCACAACCGACTGATGCCGAGGTCGCGCCGGATGCGCCCGCCGAAGACGTGGTGGCCGAGCTTGCGCATCAAGTGGCAGAACAGGCCGAGACGATTGCGCAGCTATCCGAAGAGAAAGAGAAGCTGGCCGAGAAGCTCGAAGCCGAGGAAGGTGCTGCGGCGGCGGGAGAAGCGGCGGAATTTGCCGAGAGGTTGATTCGCGAAGGTCGCGTGCTGCCGCGCCACCGGGGTGCCGTCGTGGCTTTCATGGAAATGGCCGGTGGCCGCAAACCCAAACGCAATACGGCGGGCGTCATTGAATTTGGCGAAGGCGAGCGGGTGCGGCCTTTGCTGCCAGCGTTCAAGGCGTTTTTATCCAGTTTGCCGTCGCAGGTCGCGTTTGGCGAGGTAGCGCCCAAGAACCGCGCCGCGCCCGCCAAGCCAGCGCTCAACCCGTTGATTGCTGACGCGCAGCGGCGCAAGCACATCTGACCCTTTTTACCGACATCCGAGGAATCATCATGGCGATTCATTACGAACCCAAACACCTGGGCGACGTGCTGCTGGTCGAAGTGGCGCGGGGCTGGACCAAAGACCGGGGTGCGTATGCGCAGCATGCGCAAATCTACGAGGTCGGCACGGTGCTGTCCTTTGTGGGCGGCAAGTACGTCCGCTACGACCAGGCACAAAAGGACGCTGCGCCAGTGGTGGCTGCGCAAAAGGTTGATGCCACGGCGGGCGATGCGCCGGGCGTGGTCATTGCCCGCGGCGCGACGGTAGCGACGGACGGTTTGATCTGGCCCGAGACGATCACCGATGCACAAAAGGCGGCTGCCTTCAAGCGGCTGGAAGATCGCGGCATCGTTGCGCGCGCCCAACTTTGATTCATTCCAAGGAACCCGATCATGAATTTGCAAGATCTCTTTAGCGTCACCACGTTGACGTCTGCCATCAACCAGCTGCCGGTGCTGCCGACCAAGGCGGGAAGTCTGGGGATTTTTACCGAGCGTGGCATACCGACCACGACACTGGTCATTGAGGTGCGCCAAGGGCGCTTGTTTCTGGTGCCCAACGTTTCGCGCAACGACGATCCGCAGCCTGTGGCCAACGTCAAACGCAACCGTCGTACGTTCGAGACGGCGCACTTGCCGGTCTCAAGCCAGGTGCTGCCCTCAGAGATTCAGAATCTGTCGCAGTTTGGCGAGGCAGACCATGCTCCGGCAGACCCGCAAGCGCAGGTGATCAACGACAAATTGCAGGGACTGAAGAACAGTCTGGAAGCGACGCGCGAGTGGCAGAGGATCGGAGCCTTGCGGGGCAAGATATTGGATGCCGACGGCGGCGTTCTGGTCGATCTGTACGACGAGTTTGGCGTGCCGCAGAAGAAGATTTCGGTGGCGCTGGGTACGGCGACGACCGACGTACGCGGCAAGATTCTGTCGGCCAAGCGTCACGCCGAGGCAAAGCTCGGCGGTGTGCTGGTCAGCGACTTTAAGGCGTTTTGTGGTCCGGAGTGGTTCGACAAATTTACGGATCACGAGAAGGTCAAGGCGGCGTTTGCGAACTATCAGGAAGCCAATGCCAGACCTTTATTCCTGACGACGTGGCGCAGGTGTTTCCGGTCGGTGTCGGCATCTACGAGCTGTACAACGCGCCGGCCAATTACAACGAGACGTCCAACACCTTGGGCAAGCCCTATTATGCCAAGGCCGAAGAGAGGCGGATGGGCAAGGGCTGGGATTTGGAGGCGCAAGCCAACCCGCTGGCGCTGTGCCTGTACCCGGAAGCGCTGGTGGAACTGAAGATGGCATAAGGCGCTGTCATGTCTACCCCTTATGTCACCTTGGCTGACGTGCTGTGCGTGATTCCGATGAGGAAACTGGCGCAGATAACCAACGATGATCCGGCGCTGGCGGCGGCGGGCAATCCCGATGCCGCCGTTGTTGATCGGGCCATTGAGGCGGCCAGCCATATGGTCGATGGGTATTTGCGCGCACGCCACGCGCTGCCGCTCGATCCGGTGCCCACCATCGTGCGGGAACTGACCTTGAATCTGGTGTGCTACCGGCTGTATGCGCGACGCATGGAAAGCGAGGTGTCTGACACCATCAAGGATCAGCGCGATTACGCCATCCGCGCGTTGGAGCACATCCAGTCGGGGCGGATCACGATTGGCGATGCGGCCACGCAAAAGGCGGCACCGGAGGCGGGCGCGATCCGCATCAAAGCGCCACCGAGTCAGTTTGGCGAATTGACTTTGTCGCACTGGAGGCTGTGAGGTGGCGCAGACGATTACCGAGGCCATTATGCAAAGCGTGGTTGAGCGCTTGCAAGCGGCGCATGGCAAAGACCTGGATGTGCAGTTTTATCCGCAGGATCCCCTGGGCTTTCATCTGGCGCACCCGGTCGGCGCGGTACTTGTCGGGTATTCGGCGAGCCAGTTTGGCGCTGAACAGTCGGGCAGTGCCACGTGGGTTGAGCGCGAGTTGACCTTGCCGCTGACCTTGGTGTTTTGCCAACTGAACGGCCCGGATGGCGTGATCGGCTGGTTGGACAGATTGCGCGAGAGATTGACGGGGTTTACGCCCGCGCATTGCGACGCGCCGCTGCGCCCGACGGCCGAACACGTCATTGGTGAGACCACAGGCATTTGGCTGTACGGGCAGACGTGGGCGACCCGCACGGTACAGGTGCAGACGCTCGAAGCACAAACCGGCGCGTTGCTGCAACCGCATTTTGAAGAGGAAAACTGATGAGCATGCAGACTTATACCTATGTCGGGCCGCTATCGGGCGCATCGTTGCGCGTGGACGGTCAGGATTTGGACGTGTTGTTGAATCCGAAAAAGCCCGTGAGCTTGCCGCCCGAGCACCCGTTTACGCTCGCGCTACTGGCGCAAAAGCGCTTGATTCCTGTGTCTGCACCTGTGCCTTTGGCCGAACCGGAATACCCGCCAGCGGCCCCGCCCAAAGGCAAGGCCAAAGCGCCCTCTGGCGACAAAGGGGATGCACCATGACGTGCGTACCCGAGCGCGTGATAGACCGCGCCTTCGTCGTGCGCCAGCACATCATCCGGCGCGTCATGTTGGAGAAGCTATACGCGCTGGCCGTGCTGGATGATTTGCGCGTGGAGGGCTATGAGCGCGACCTCACCCACGCCTTGGGCCATGCGCCCGATGAGTGTGAGTTTGCGCTGCGGTTTCTGATCGGCATGGGTTACGTCCAAAAGAGCGGCGTCACGTGCCGGATCACGGCGCACGGCATTGAACATTTTGAAAGGGAGTTGCAATAATGGCTGCCACTTTTTTACACGGCATCGAGACCATCGAGCGCGATGATGGCGCACGCCCCATCCGCATCGTCAAAAGCGCGGTGATTGCGCTGATCGGCACCGCGCCGAGCGGCCCGGTCAATACGCTCACCCAATGCCTGTCTGACCGCGATGCGGCGCAGTTCGGCGCGGACGTGCCAGGCTTTACGATTCCTGCGGCGTTTGACGCGATCTTTGACCATGGTGCGGGCACGGTATTGGCGGTCAACGTGCTGGATCCGGATGTGCACCGAGACACGGTTACGGGCGAGGCGGCAACATTCGGAGTCAACAACCGTTTGCGGCTGGCCAATCCGGCGGTCATTTCTCTGACGCTCAAAAATGAGAGCGGCAACAAAACCTACAAGGCTGGTACCGACTACACGCTCGATGCTGCGACTGGCACGGTGACGCGCGCGGCCTCGGGCGAGATTGCCGCGCTCGCCAAGGTCAAGGCCGATTACGTCTACGCCGATCCGACGAAGGTGACGGCCGCCGACATCATCGGCGTGGTCAATGCGGCGGGGCTGCGTACCGGCATCAAGGCGCTCGACGATGCGTACAACCTCTTTGGCTATTGGCCGAAACTCTTGATTGCTCCGGCCTACTGCACGGGTCTGGCGGTGTCCAGCGAATTGATTGCCACGGCCGAGCGCATGGGGGGGCTGGCGATTATCGATGCGCCCATTGGTGCCACTCCTGCGCAGGTGTTAAACGGGCGCGGGCCGCTGGGCACCATCAACTTCAGTACCAGCAGCGAGCGCGCCATCCTGTGTTACCCGCATTTGCAGGTGTACGACGCGGCCACTGACAGTGCCCGCCTGGAGCCGATGAGCCAGCGATTGGCAGGGCTCATGGCCGCCAAAGATTTGGAGCGCGGCTACTGGTGGTCGCCGTCGAACAGCGAGTTCAAGGGCGTCATTGGTGTCGAACGACCCTTGTCGGCCAGCGTCGAGGATCCGAATAGCGAAGTCAACGCACTGAACGAAGCGGGCATCACGACCGTCTTTAACAGTTTTGGGACGGGTCTGCGCAGCTGGGGCAACCGCACGGCGGCGTGGCCGAGCGTCACGCACGTCAAAAATTTCATCAACGTGCGCAGGACGAAGGATATTGTCGATGAATCCATCCGCTATTCCAGTCTGCAATTCGTGGATCGTCCGATCACGGGCGCGCTGATTAATGCGGTGGTCGAAAGCGTCAACCAATTCCTGCGCAAGATGACTGGCGACGGGGCGCTGCTTGGCGGCGAGTGCTGGTACGACGAAGCCAGAAATCCGCCCAAGAATCTGGAACTGGGCAACGTCGTCTTCAACTACAAGCTGACGATTCCCCCGCCCTTTGAACGCGGTACCTTCGAGACGGAAATTACCGACGAGTACCTCATCAATTTTGGAGGCAACTGATCATGGCCGGTTTGCAAATCAACCGTATCACCAACGCCGCCGTGTACCTGGACGGCAACAGTTATTTCGGTCGCGCCGAAGAGGTAGACCTCGGTTCGGTGAACACCGTCATGAGCGACTTTGCGGGGCTCGGGCTGGTCGGACTGATGGAGTTGCCCGACGGGCTGGACAAGCTCGAAGGCAAGATTATCTGGACCAGCTTATATGAGGACGCGGCGGTCTTGACGGCTTCGCCCTTCACGGCGGTGTCGCTGCAATGCTTATCGAGCATCAACGTACACACCAGCCAGGGCCGCACCGACGAGGTGCAGCTGGCTTCGCACCTGACGGTCAATTTCAAAGGGTATCAATTGGGCAGCTACAAGGCCCGCGAACCCGCCAAGTACGAGACGCCGTTCTCGGCGATTTCGATCCGGCAAATGATTGGCGGACGAGAGGTGCTGATGCTCGACTACCCCAACAATATTTATCGCGTCAACGGCGTGGACCAGTTGGCGCGGTATCGCGCCAATCTGGGCATGTAAACGTTTTTCATCAAACAAGGATCCCTCATGACAATCAAAACTGACACGGCTGCAGAACAACCCGCTGCCATCGAATTTACCCTCAAACATCCGTTTACCACTGCGGCGGGTGTGCGCATTGAACGGATTTCTCTGCGCCATGCCCGCCGCGCCGATTTGCGCGCCGCCAACCAGTTCAGCAAAGATGAATTCGAGCAGGAAACATTTCTGTTTGCGCGCCTGGCGGGGCTGACGATGGAAGACGTGGACAAACTGGCTTTGGAGGATAACGCCCAGTGGGTGCAGTGGTTTCGCGGCCAGCTCGGGCATTCAGCGCCGCGACCCTGACACCCTGCAACGGGTCGATGAGTGGTTAGTGTTGGTGCTGCGATTCGGGGCCTCGGAGATCGATGCGCTGGACATGCAAGATTACTGGCGCTGGTTTGAGGCGGCGCAGGAACACAACCGACGGATGCGGGGCGATGATTAGGGGGTACGCAGTTTGCCGTACAGGAACCGGAGCGCACCGAACACGCCGACCACCACGGCGGCAAGCGGGCCAACGATCAGGGCAATGAGCGGTCCACACAGCCAGACGATCAGCGCATCGAGGACAACGCCTATGACCAGCGCCGTTAACAGCGCCAATATCCAATTGTCGCCCGTCACGGCAGGCCACATGCCAACGACCAGCGCCACAGGTATCGCCAGCATGATCAAGCACATCAGCACGGTCATTACCCATTCAAAGGTGCCGACAGGTTTGAGTCGTGGCGTGTCCTCAGGGATTGCGGCAGGTGCAGTCATGGGCAAATTATAGGAACCGGGGCATCACATGGCAAGCAGCACGGTCGGTATTGGCCTGACTATCGGCGCGGTCGCGCAAGGCTCGGTCGGTTCGATGCTGGCGTCCACGCGCCGCAGTCTTGATGGCTTGACCAAAAGTTCGCGGGCGTTAAGTCTGGCGCAAATTCGCGTCGCTCGCGACACGCGCACGGGGTTGACACAGCAGCAATCCAACTACGACCGCCTGGGCCGCGCCTTGGGGCGGGTACGCACGGCACACGACCAGTTGACCGCGGCGGCTGCACGCAGCAACACTGCCATTGCCTCCGGTCAACAAAGCTGGGGCAAGCTGGCCGGTACTGCGATGGCGGCGTGGGGCACGGTCAAGGGGGCCATCGCCACTGCCGGTCAAGCGGCATCCTTTGCCGACACGCTGCGAGACACCCGCATCAAGGGGCGGTTATCTGCCGAGCAGGAATCTGCGCTGGGCGATGCGATTCGGGTGAACGTATCGACCACCAATCAAAGCCGCGACGATCTGGCGCTGGGTGCGCATCAGCTGATCACGGGCGGTGCGAGTTTTGAAGAAGCCAAAAGCCAACTCGGTCTGATGGGTCAGACCATGACGGCGCTGCGCACGTCCTCGGAACAGACCACCGGCGCAATGCTGGCGCTGCGCGATATGGGCGCTGTGGATCGCGAGAGCATGCAAAGTGGCATTGAGCGCCTGATTGCCATCGGTGAGCGCGGTCAATTTACACCCGACATGATGGTCAACGCCTTCGCACAGTTGGGCGACACGATCAAGGCGACGGGACTGAAGGGCGATACGGCCATTGCGGAACTCGCCGCAGGCTTGCAGGTTGCCGAAGGCGCGATGGGAGCTGCCAACGCGCAGGCCGGGCTGCAAAGCTGGCTGTCGAGCCTGAACGATTCCAAAGTCGCCGTCGCGTATGAACGCGCGGGCGTGGACTACGCAACCTCAATGGCCGAGTTGCAGCAATCCGGCATGAGCCAGTATCAAGCCAGTCTGGAGCTGGCGGGCGCGTTCATCCGCGATAGTCTCTCTACCCGCGATCAGCAAGCGTTGCTCGCGGGTGACGACGGGCGCATCTCTACCATGCTCTCCGAGCTGGGTCTTGGCGAAGTGTTCAAGGATGCCAACGCCGCGCGCTTTGCGCTGTCGATCCATAACAATCAGGATGCGTACAAGCAGATGACCGGCGCATCCGGCGAGGGCAGCCTGAATACGCTTGCGGACTTGAGAAAGGAATCTCCCATCGAACAGATGAAGGCGTTAAAGAACACGGTCAACGACTTAGCGTTGGATATAGGCCAGGCGCTGCTGCCGTCGCTGTTGGGGGTCGTCAACGCGCTCGCCCCTATGGTTGCGGGTATCGCGGATTTTGTGCGTGCGCATCCTGGCGTGGTAACAGCCATCGGCAGCCTCGTTGCAGGCTTTGTAGGCATGCGGGTAGCGACAGTAGGTGCCATGTTTATCTTCAGGCAACTGATGATCCCCCTTACGCAGGTTGCAAAAGCGTTTCACGTTTTGCGTGCGGGCATCGCGTTGGCGCAAGCACGCATGGCGTTGTTTCGTTCGGGAACCGTGCTGGCGCGGGGCGCGCTTATGACCAAGTTGGCTCGCGTGCAGGCGTTGTCTGGTGCGCTGGCAGGCCGGTTGGTCACAGGATTGCGCGTAGCCACCAAGGCGGTCTGGGGATTGGGCCGCGCGATGCTGATGAGCCCCATCGGCATCGCCGTTGCCGCCATCGCGGGCGCGGCGTATCTGATCTACAAATACTGGGAGCCGATCAGCGGGTTTTTTAAACGTGTGGGAGGCGCGGTTACCAATGTATTTACCGGGATGTGGGCGCGCATCAAAGACGCTTTCGATGGCGGCATCGTTGGCGTCTCCAAACTGATACTCGACTGGTCACCGCTGGGCCTGTTCTACAAAGCGTTTGCAGGCGTCGCGGGTTGGTTCGGGGTAGAGCTTCCGGATAATTTCAGCGAGTTTGGCGGCAAGATCATAGGGGCGTTTACCTCTGGCATCGCGGGCATGTTTGACGGTGCATGGCAAGGTGTGACGGGTCTGTTCGATAACGCCTGGAAGGGGTTGACCAACACAGCCAGCGGCGCGCTCGAAGGTATCAAGCGCGTGACAGACAGTGTCTGGCAGGATGTGACGAGCGTCACCACGAGCGCCTGGAACGGTATCACCGGCACGGCCGAATCGGTCTGGGGCGGGTTGACGGGATTCTTTGGTGGCGTGTGGGACGGTGTGGCCAGCGTTACAAGCCGCACCTGGGGTGGTATCAGCGCTGACTTGCCGTCAGAGTGGACGAGTCTGCGCGGTGTTGCAGAATCGACGTGGACAGGTATTGGCGGCTTTTTCGGTGGCGTGTGGGAGGGCGCTAAAACCGCGTTTGACGGTGGCATTTCGGGTGTGTCCAAGCAGCTTGAAAATTTTTCTCCGCTGGCGCTGTTTCGCAAGACATTTACAGGTGTGATGGACTGGTTCAAGTCTGATCTGCCCAAAGACTTCGCCGGCAGCGGCAAAGCCTTGATGGAAGGTTTGATCGGCGGCATCACCAACATGGCAAGCAGCGTGCGCGAGAGCATCGTCGGCATCGGCGAGAGCGTCACAGGCTGGTTTCGCGACAAGCTGGGTATCAACAGTCCCAGCCGCGTGTTCATGGCGCTGGGCGCGAATATTTCAGAAGGTGCTGCACTTGGGATTACCGGATCGAAAGCGCTGGTCAAACAGGCCGCACTGGGCATGGCGGCCGCGACCGCAGTGTCTCTGGCAGCACCCGTGTTGGCGGCCCCTGTTTTCGCGGTTGCGCCCAATCTTGCGCCCGCAACTGCGGTTTCGACCCTTGCCGACATCCCGCCTGCGCCGGTATCAGAACCTCATCGCGCGGTTGGGCCAGAGCGCGACGCGGGCATCGTCATCCACTTTTCGCCCACCATCAACGTGCAGGGGAGAGATGGCGAGAACATCGAAGCGCTGCTGGAAAAAGTCTTGCACAAAGCGTCTGCCGACTTGACGCAGCAGTTTGAACGGCTCATGCGTGAACATAAAATCCGCGCGCATCGCCGTTCGTTCGATTCCATCGGAGTCGCGTAATGTGGGCGATTCTGGGCGAGATAGAATTTGAAGTCATTGGGAGTCCGAGCGGAGCCGAGCAGCGGTTTTCTGCAACGTTCGTCGAGCACGAACGGATCTCTGGCAAACCGCTGGTGGAGGCGGTCGGCGGCGAGCTCGAAGAAATCAATTGGACCATCCTGCTGCACGAGCGATTGCACGATGTCGATGCCCGTTTGCGTGCCATCCGCATGGCCACAGCCAAACAAGAACCCTTGGCATTGGTTATGGGAGACGGCACGTGTCTGGGGCCGTGGCTGATTGTTGAAGGTGTATTGATCACCAAAAAAACCACCGCCAGCGGGCGCATCATCAGTGCTGAATTGCAGATTACGCTACGCGAATACACCGGAGAGTTTGTTGCCCCCACACCGCGTCCCGGTTTGGCCGACATCGCCGCAAACGCATCGCCAACCACGCCCGTGCAGCCGGGGTTGATGACGCGTACCGAACAGACATTGACCCATGCGCAAGCGCTGGCCAGCGCCGCCCGACAGGCTGAAAACGTCATCCGCAATGCCAGTCAAACGCTGAGCCGTGCGCGAGGGATGTCTGCCGCGGCTGCCATCGCGCAAGTGCCCGGAATTTTGGGATCCCTGGGCCAAGCCGCCCGTTCTGTGTCCACGATGCAGGAACTTGGGGGCCGTGTTTCCGAGGCCGCCAGCGTCACGCAACTGGGTGTGAACCTCGCATTGCAGTTGCAGACCATGCAAACGCGCCTGACCAACCCGCAACCTTCTACCATCATCGGGCAGATGGCCGATGCCAGCCAGGTGGCTGTCGGCGCGTTGCAACAATTTGACCAGGCGCGCGGCGCGTTACTGTCGCTGACTGCTGACGTGGCGATGCGTAGGCGTTAATGACGAGGAACTGTGCATGTCCTACCTGACCCACACCACCATCGAAGGCGACACATGGGACGCCATCGCGTACCGCTACTACGGCAACGCCTGGCGCTATCCTCCCATCATCGCAGCAAATCCGCACGTGCCGATTACGCCAGTGCTGCCTACGGGGCTCACGCTGACCATTCCGGTACTGCCGCGCCGTTCCGGCACGGCTGACACACAATCTCTACCGCCGTGGATGCGCTGATGGATGCGTTGCGCTTGCCTTCCGAGCTTGCGCGCAGCCGCTATTCTGTTCGCTACGCGCAAAAAGACGTCACCAGCGATGTATCGCCATACCTGCTGTCGCTGACCTATACCGATTATCTGACCGACCAATCCGACGAGTTGGAGCTTGCACTTGAAGACGTAGACGGGCGCTGGAAAAACGCCTGGTACCCGGGCAAGGGCGATACGCTGACGGTAGCCATCGGCTGGCAAGGGCAGGATTTGGTGCAGGTCGGCACATTCCAGATCGACGAGATCGAGTTTGAAGGCGGCCCAAGTACGGTACGCATCCGCGCGCTGGCCGCCAACATCGGGCAGAGCTTGCGCACCATCGAATATGCCGCGTACGAGAACACCACACTGGACGCGGTGGCAAAACGTATTGCTACCCGCCACGGGCTGGATCTGACCGGCAAAATCGAACCTATCATGCTGGATCGGCTGACGCAATCCGAATCGGACGGCGTATTTTTGACCAAGCTGGCCGGAGAGTATGACTATGCGTTCAAGGTGGTCGGACGCCGTCTGGTGTTTCACGCCATCGCTGATTTGATGGCGACAGACCCTGTCGCCAGTGTTGCCGTGTCGGCCTTTGCGCCTGGCTGGCGGATCCGCGATCAGATCAAAGAGGTGCCGAAATCGGCCTCGATTAAAAGCCATAATCCGAAGACCAATAAGCTGGTAAGTTACTCGGTGCAAAACGATGGAACCGTCGCGGCCTTGCCCGCCAGCGTCTCCAAGGCGACGACCAGCGCCGACACGGCCAAGCGCACCACGAGAACGAGCAACGCCGCCCAGGCCGATGCCAAAGCACGCTGCGCGCTGGCGCGCGCCAACCGCGAGCAGACCCAAGGCAGTGCAAGTCTGCTGGGTCGCCCGAGATTGGTTGCGGGTAGCGTCCTGACGCTGACCGGCGCGGGGCGGCTGGATGGCAACTATCTGATTCAAACCAGCCGCCATGTGCTGAACCGTAGCGGCGGCTACACCACGGATATTGAGTTTTGTCGTGTGCGCGCGGCAGACGAAAATGCACCGGCTGCGCCTGTCGCCGTACCGAAAAAACCGCTTGCGGTCTATGGAATCAAAGACGGTCAGACTGTCAGGACACGATGAGAAGCCGCCATGTTGCATGACCAGAACAGCGCCGCGAGCCTACACTACGGCATTGTCACCGCCGTGGACGCGCAGACCTGCTGCATCCGCGTGAGGTTGCCCGAGCGCGACAACCTCGTGACGTACTGGCTACCCGTGCAGCAAAGAAACACCCACCACAACAAGCATCGCAGTCTGCCCGACATGGGCGCGCACGTGCAAATTCTGCTGGCCGCCAACGGCGTGGACGGCGCGTATCTGGGGTCGGTCTATTCTGGGCCCGAGCCGCCGCCCGTGGTCGATGACGACCAGGAATACGTGCGGTTCAAAGACGGCACCGAGGTACTCTACGACCCGGCCAGTCACACCCACCGCATCAAGAGTGTGGGCAAGGTCGAAGTTATCGCTGCAACCACGGTATTGGTGCAAGCAGGCGCAAGCGTGACTCTGGATGCGCCGCAAGTCACGATGACCGGCAATGCGACGGTGCAGGGCAAGTTGACGGTGCAAGGCGGCATGGCAGTCCAGGGCGGTGGTAGTGGTGGCGCAACTGGTGGCGCAACTGCCACGATTGAAGGCCGCGTATCGGTCAAGGGCGACATTGATGCGACGGGTTCTGTCATGGACGGCGGCGGCAACAGCAATCACCATAGCCACTAAAGCCCCAGCAATCTTTAAACCAGATTAATAGCGACGCACCACCTCTGCCGCCTATCCTGCCGGACATGACTACCCCGGCTACGCTTTCTTCCGTCCATAGCGCCCACTGGCAACCGCGTCTTTACGAAACCGGCGCGGTCGTGGAAGGTTGGGCCGACATTGATCAAGCCATCCGCATCATTCTGACCACGCCCAAAGGCACAGACCGCCACCGTCCAGACTTCGGTTTCGGTGGTCACAACTATCTGGACTGGCCGGTCAATCGTGCCACGCCACATCTAGTGCGCGAAGCCATCACGGCGATACGCCGTTGGGAAAAACGCGCTGACGTCGTCAAGATAGATGTGCGGGTCGATGGTCACCACATACGCTTGCGCGTCGTCTGGCAAGCGGCCGACGGCGTACTGCGCGACAGCGAAGTCACCTACGAGGGGCGGGCATGAATAGGCTGCCCGCGCCCGAGTTCGTCGCCAACGACCCGCAGAAAATTGAGGCTGATCTGATCCGTCACTTGGAGATCATTTCCAAGAAAACCCTGCATCCGGGGCAAATCGAGCGGCTCTACATCAACGTGCTGGCCTACGCCTACAGTCTGAATTTGGCGGCGATACAGGCTGCATGCGAAAAAATGTTGGTGCGCACATCCAGCGGCGTGTTTCTGGACTATCTGGGCGATTTGGTGGGTACGCAGCGTCTGCTTGCGGCAGCGGCGCAAACCAGAATTACGTTTACGCGCACGGCACCCGATCCGACCGGCGCGCCCAATCCCGCGTCGGTCATGGTCCCCGCGGGAACGCTGATCGCCAGCGCCGACGGGCGGGTAAGTTTTGCAACCGATGAAGCGATAGACGTAGGTGTAAATCCGGTCGCCGTCACTGCCACTTGTACAGAACCAGGAGAGCAAGGCAACGGCTGGCTGCCCGATCAGATCAACGCACAGCAATCGGGTCTGCCGATCACCGCCAGCAACATCACAGTAAGTGCGGGCGGCGCAGACGTGGAAACCGATGATCGCTACCGCGCGCGCATCATGTCCGCGCCCGAGGCGTACACGAACGCGGGCAGCTATGGCGCGTACCGGCATCATGCTATGTCTGCCCATCAAAGCATCGTCGATGTTGCGGTCTACGGCCCCGCCGAGGGTGAGCCGCCAGGACAAGTCGCTTTGTACCCGCTGACCGAATCCGGCTTGCCGTCCGAGGCCTTGATCGCGCAGGTCGCAGCAGCCGTGTCCGATGAGCGGGTGCGCCCGTTAACCGACACCGTGCTTGTGCGAGCGCCCGAGGTGGTCGATTACGCCATTTCTGCGGCGCTCACTTTCTACACCAGCGCTGACCGTACCGATGCCATGGCCCGCGCCCGCGATGCGCTTGATGTCTGGCTGGATGACCGCAAGCGGTTGCTTGGCGTAGACCTGGTGCCTGAGCAAATTTCGGCCGTGCTGCACGTGCCGGGCGTCTACCGGGTACAGGCCACCTCTCCGGCCTTCAAAGTGTTGGAACGCCACCAGTGGGGACGCTGCACAGGCGTGACGTTGACAGACGCGGGAGCGGTCAATGGCTGAGTTTGACAAACCCACATTACCGCCCGCGCTGGAATCCGATCCGCGCTTTTCTGCCTTATGCGACCTGCTCTGGGAGCAGTACGCCAGTCTGCCACTGGACAATCTCTTGCTGTATCTCATCGATACCGCGCCCGAGGCGGCGCTCTTGCCGTTGGCTGAACAGTTCCACGTCATGGGCATCGAAGGCTGGAATCTCGCCGAGACACCCGAGCAGCAGCGCCGTTTGATTAAAGACTCCATCGCCATGCACCGCATCAAGGGGACGCCGCGCGCCTTGCATACGCTGGTGCAAAGGCTGGGCTTCGGTCGCATCCAAATTCAAGAGGGTATCGGCAAGCTCAACTACGACGGCGCGTACACCTATAACGGCCACATGGTTCACGGCGACCCCCACGCCTGGCCGATCTACCGCGTCATCCTGCTCGACCGCGCACTCACCAACGAACAGGCCCAGGCGCTGCGCCGTGCGCTCGCGGCCTATGCCCCCGCCCGATGCCTCCTGGCCGGGCTGGACTATCAATCCGTCCCCATCCGCTACAACGCGCTGGCCGCGTTCGATGGGCAATACAACCACGGGAGTGCATAACCATGGCCAATCTTGAAGAAACCGCCGTCTGGACGCCCGGCGTCTATCAGTTAGAGACCACCGATCCAGTTTTAGGCGGACCCGTGCAGCCAGAACCGGCCACCGGAGGCATTGCAAACCGCCAGGCGCTGGCGCTGGCCAACCGCACCGTGTATCTAAAAGCGCAGGTGGAATTGAAGGCCAACAGCGATGCGTTGCTAGCCAGCTTTAACGGCCCGCTACCCTTCGCGCGCTTGAGCGGGGTGCCGACCAGCTTTACAGCCAGCCCGCATCAGCACGCCTGGGCCGACGTCACCAGCAAACCGGCTCAGGCCACACGCTGGCCGAAATGGGGCGAAGTCACCGACAAACCCGCCAGCTTTGCGGCCAGCCCACACCAACACGCCTGGACCGACGTAACCGGCAAACCGGCTCAGGCTACGCGCTGGCCGAAATGGAGCGAAGTCACCGACAAGCCCGCAAGCTTTGGTCCCCAAATCGTCACGCTGGCGACGCTGCCCACTACCGACATTGGCCCGGTCATCGTCGCCGATGTGGCCGAGGTCTGGGTCTGGGTGATCACGCCGTATTACACTGGCTACCGCTCACCGCTGTGCGGCAGGCCTGTGGACGGCCATACGGGCGCGCCTTTAGCTAGCGAAATCGACGCCGTGGGCGGTTTGCTCTCGAAAAGCGCCTACGCAGGCCTTTGGGGCTACGCGCAAGAAAACGACCTGGTCGTCAGCCAGTCCGATTGGACAGCCAACATCGGCGCACATTGGTTCGTAGATGTGTCTGATAGCCAATTCCGCGTGCCGGATCTGCGCAACATGTTCCGCCGGTACAGCGGAACCGACGCAGACACTGCAAATGCAAGAGCGTTGGGTAGTCGGCAAAATGGTGCGATTGCAGCGCACACCCATTTTGACCAATCTGCGTACGCTGACAACCCCAGTCTCCTGCCGCCAGGGCAGCCAGCATCGTCTACGCGCTACGCGAAGCAAT